GTATTGCTCGAACTCCCTGGCGACCTCAACGATCCGGCTTGGCCGCTCCGCCATCGCTGCGCTCGCGCTGAGCGATACCGCAAGATGCAAACAACGAAGCCGAATAGTCTCAGTGCTCATGATCCACACTTTCGTCTGCGCGTCAAATCCTTAATCACAAACCAGCAGCGCGCAGCAATCATCCACAGAATGATGTGGATAGCTATGATGCGCGCCAGTGTGCGTGGCGGCCTCATTTCTGTTCAGGTGGCGGATAAAGCTGGGCGAACAGTTCGGTGAGTTGCCTCACTCGCATCTGGTGCTCAGGGTGCGACTTATCCATGAGCACTTCGTTGTACTTGGAGCGAATCTCGGCGATCTCAGTTTGCAACTGATCCGGCGTCTTGAGCGGCGGACCAGAGTTGCCGGCCTTGTTCTGCATTTCGCCCGTGATGCGTCCGCGCGCGCTAGCGAGGTACTTGATGAACTCCGGGTCGCGATTGAGGCCGGCGGCACGGAGCTTCGCCTGCGTCGACTGCGAGAGAGCATCGAACTCAGCATTGGCGAGCTTCATCTGAAGCTCGTACTTGTCACCCCAATCCCGCTGAAGTGCGAGCTTGGCGGCGGTGATTTCCTGTTTCACCTGCGCCTGGTTAGCCTCGTGAGCGGCGAACATGCGGTCGCGGTAAGCCTCAAAGAACGTCCTGAACTGTTGCTTGTTGAGGCCGGCCTTGTGGGCAGTTGTTCTGTACCACTCCTCCATCTGCTCGTCGTAGCTAAGCCCCTCTGGCATCTGCTCAGGGCGCTCAAGCTCGTACTGAGCGGGTTCGTCAGGCCGCCCAGATGCGCGATACCAGTTTTCCCAGGCGGCCTGATCGTTCGGGTCCTTTGGGATTGGCGCCTTCTCGCCGCCGATCATGCGCTCGACGTTGACATAGCCGCGCGCAAGACCCTCCAGGCCGCTGAACTTAGCAAGCGCGGGAGACGTGCGCAAATCCTCCGGCAACTGCTCTAGCCAAGACGCCTGACCATTGGCGTTAGGATGCGCACCGGCCGGCGGCGCGCTGCCACTGGAAGCCGGAGGGGCGCCCTGCTGTGCTCCGTTGTCGCCTGCCGGTGCGTCGAGAAGGCTCATAACTGCTCCATCGTTTCAGCCCACTGCGCTGCCGCGTCAGGCAGGTCGGAGGGCTTGAGGTTGAGGTAGTGGATGATCCCGATCACCACCTCGCGCTCGCCAGCATGAAAGGCGAGCGCCTGCGGATCGAGATTAGGTGAACTCTTTAGAAGCCCGTGTGTGGCGACGAGATCGGCGAGCACCCGCCTGCCAGCGTCGGAACCAAAGACTGCCTTGTAGTCGAGGAGCTTCTGCTTCTCGGTGTATGCCATCAGCGTCCGGCCATCGAATTGATGTTACCGATCAAGCGCGGGATAGACCGCTGCGCGCCGCGCCCCATCGCGCCGATAAGGCTGGTGAGGTCGACCCCTGGCGGGATTTGTGGTTGCCCCTGCATGGGAGCAACCTGCTGACTGATCTGCGCCGCCTCAACGCCTGAGCGCGCTGCATTGGCAACACTCTCGATACCCTTCCCGCCGCCGGCGGCTGCGCGGCCAAGATCGGGTAGGGCCTGCAACAGCATTCGCATCTGCTCTTGCTGCGCGTCCGCCTGCAACGTCTCCTCGTTCTTGAGGAGATCGGTGTCCACACCGAACCAATCGAACACATGCGGGGTGACGCGGTTGAAGTCGATCGGGCCAAGCACCTGCTCCGGCTTGATCTGCGCCAAAGGCTCAAGCACGGCCATCGCGCGAATGAAGCCGTCGGCAAGCTGCTGCTTCTGCGAGCGCGCGAGCGGCGACATATACTCCACCCGCATGTCCTTGCCCTCAATGTCTGGCGGAGGCGGCGGGATCATGCCCAGGCGGTTGAGGATGCCGAAGGTACGGGTGACGAGCGGGTTGAGCAGTTCGTTTTCGAGCCGCCCCAGCACCGGACCCAGCAGACGCATCCGCTCAAGCGTGCGCTGCATCACCTCGGTCGCGGTCATCCGCGTGTCGGTGACAAACTGAAGCTGATCCACCAGCATCATGCTGCGGATTTCGTTGTTCTGCGCCTGAAGCCATTCGGCTGAGAACGGCAGCGCGTTTGAGGTCGGCAGTTGTCCGATCTCCTGCCGATTGCGCACATAGGTCAGGCCGCCAGGCGTAGCCCGCACAGGCGACACCACGCCCTCGTGCGGCACCACCAGCGGCGGGTTCGCCGCCTTCTCTGCGGCGTCGATCAGGATTTTCTGCGCCGCGTTGGCGACCTTCACCGCAGGCAGCGCGGTCATCGCGGGAGAGCGCCCGTACTCCTCGCCGGTCGCTACCGACCAGCGCGGGACCACGTATGGCATTTCCTCGACGCCGCCCTCTTGGATCAGGTGCTTTTCTTCCGGCTCGAAGTAGATCGAGGCGATCGGCATGTTCGCCTGGTCATACTTTTCCGGGTCACGGTCCTTGTCGGCGCGTGGCATCACGACATGGACGATCTTCACTTCCTTGTCGTAGTTGCCGTTGTCGTAGAGATCGCGGACGCGCTTGCTGGACTGAGCGCCGAACTGCTGGATCACCTGACGCACCGTCAAGCACGCCTCGCGCATCACGGTGTCCACCACACCGTACTGGTTCTCGGCAATCAGGCAGTTGGCGATCGAGTAGGATCGCACATAGAGCGCGCCGCTGTTCTGCACCCCGATATACATCGGTCCGGTGCCGAAGGCAGCCAAGTCCTCAAGCACCTGATTGACGTGGACATGGAACGCCGCGCTCGGCGATTGAAGCGCGTTGAGGATGCGCTTCGATACATCGTCTGTCCAGGCGCGCACATCGTCGCGCTCATTGAGCGCATCGTCTGTCATACGCAGGTTCATCCACAGCGTCGCAGGGTTCATCACCATGCCGTGCAGCGCGGAAGCGAGCGTCTGCACGCAGAGGACGCCGATCGGATTATAGAGGCGGCGAGAACGCTTGGTGCCGTCGCTGATGTGGCCGACGAAGCCCATGCGCCTCGGCGCATAGAACTCCGCCACCTCCTCCCAATGCTGAAGCCATGTCCCCCGGCTCGACCCTAGCCGCTGATACCGCTCAACGAGCGCGCCAATATCGACGGGCATAGACACTCCAATAAAAAACCCCGCCGAAGCGGGGCTGTTTGCGGCACCCGGTTAGTGCCGGGTTAGTCGTAGTTGTTCCGGTTCCAGTATGTCCTGCCCGGACCTGGGTTCTTGAATGCGTCGCGCATATTCCTGAACCAGTGGCTCAGGGCAAAACCGACGAACCAGATCACCGTGAACAGGCCGATGATGGCTAGATATGGTTCAATCCCGCTCATAAGCATCCCCCTGTGCCGCCATCGCGCGCGCCTCAATCTCGATCGGGCTGTTCGCGTGGCCGTACCACAGGAAATAAAATAGACACCTTGGCCAGAATTTCCATGCCCCATCACGCTCAATCTGGCGGACGTGAGCCAACTCATGCGCAAGAAGGTCAACGTCCCTGCTGTATTCCGGCAGGATATAGACCTTCCTCCACGGCGTCGTAATGCCGGCGAAGCCGCTCCGGCGCAGCAGCCAGCCCATAAAACGGCCAGCCTGACTAACCTCCCACACCTTCATTCGCCGAGCAGTCCCTTTTGCCCAGGCTGACTGTTCTGCCGGAGAAGCACAGTTGGCTGCCCGTCTGGATTGAGCTTGGCGGCTGCCGTGTTCACCACCTGCCTGGCCAACTCAGGATACGGTGGCGGTGTTATCGGCGGGCTTGTGGGGGGCGGCGCCGGGGTAGGGGGTTCGGAGCCACACATAGCTATTCTCCAAGGGTTTTCTTGCCGAATTGACGCTGATTATCGAGCAGCCCGATGGTCCTGGTTTCGGTCAACGGATCAACGATCTTTGGCGGCTCCTTGTCGTCACTCGGCTTGCCAGGGTTGCCGAACGTGCCAGGCTTGTAAGCCTGGGTCGTTCCGCCTCCGCCGCCTCCTCCACCGAAGCACATGGCTACTCTCCTAGCTTCTGCTGCTGATCGACCAGCAGCGGCCCGCCGTGCCGGCCCGTCAGGTTAGGTAAGGGCGTCTTACCTTTGTAGCGGCCAGGCCCATTCGGATCGGGCGGCACGTGGGTGAGCACCTGGGGCGGCGTCTGCGGCTGGGGCTGCTGCACGCCGCCACCTCCACCTCCGAAGCACATGGCCTTCTCCTACTGCACGAGCAGGCCGGTGCCGGCCTGCTGTTTCTGTTCCGTCGGTTTGGGACCGTACCGCTTCATCCACTCATCTTCTGTCATGGTGGGCTGGTCGGTCTTGGGTGGAGGCGGCTGATAGGGCACGCCACCGCCACCTCCTCCACCGAAGCACATGGCTTAGCCTCCGAGCAGGACTGGCTTGGCGACCTTGGGTTGATCGAGCAGCCCGGTAGGCCCGCCGGCGCCGTACATAGCATCCTGGCCGCCGCGCTGCCGCGCCAGGATTTGCTGCACCATCGCCGCCCGCGCCGCCGCATCTTCATCCATTCTGGACGGAGGCGGAGGCGGAGGCGGAGGCGCTTGGGTTTGGCCCCCGCCTCCACCACCGAAACACATGGCTGTCTCCTACTTCTTCTTCGCCGGCGCCTTTTTTGGAGGCGCAAACTTCCGCTTCGGCTTGGCTGGCTTCGGCGGCTGTTTCACCTTTGGCGGCTTCACCTTCTTGAATGCCATCACTTCTCTCCTCGCTTCTCGGCGATGCAGTCCTCAGCGCGCATCGCTCGCCAAGATCAAACGGTGGCCGGTCCATGACCACTGGTGATAATCGCTGCCGTCCCGGCCATACTTGCGCAGCACACCTTCTTTCTCGGCCCCCAGGCACCTCACCAGCGCCTCGGCCTCTCGGTGTGAGGCGATGTTGCGGCACTCGACGCGGTGGGCGCCATGCTCGCGCGCAAACCGGAACCCGTCGGCGACCTTGCTTTTGAGCGCCAGCAGCACCTTCGGAACATGCTCTGTGCCGCCGAGCGACACCTGCCAGTTGCCTGGCCATTGCTCGAAAAACGCCAGCCAGGCTGCTGGCAGCCCCTCGTACTTGGCGATCCAGGCGACGCCTTTCTTTGCCACCGCGTTCATCAGGAGCGCAGCCAGGTGCAACGGGTTGTCGTCCGGCAGGTTGCCGTAGATTTCGCGGCGGTCGATCTCACGCATGTTGAATGCGATGTATTCGAGATCGAGCCAGCGCATGTCGGTGACGGTGACGCCGGCTGGCACCACCCACCACTTATTCGGTGATGGCACTGACCTGTTGCCCCCCATGCCACACGGGTCCCCCGGCTGAGAGGCTGTCCCACTTGTCGATCGCGTGATGGTGCCAACGGGAAATCCCGGAGAACTCGCCGCCGGCGAATGTCAGGCAGAAGGCGTCGGCCGCGTTCGGTGACTTTAGGCCGCGCTCTTTCAACTCCGCTTTGCTCTCGACCAGTATCTTGCCGGACGAGGTGGGTTTGTAGGTCGGCGCGGATAGCTCGGACACCAGCAGAGGGTCGTCCGGTATTCGACAATCCTTGGCGTGGAACCATTCCCGCGCCCGGAACCAAAGTTCGTCGCGCATTCGCACAAACCGTTCAGGCTCCTCCAAGCTCTGCGTCTCACCGACGTTGATGCCGATCGCCGGCAGGCCAAGCTCGACCAGCCGATCGTACACGCCGGCGCCAACGCCGATCACGTCGATGTTGATCGAGGCGGGACGCAGGTGATCCGGCGTTTCCGCCCATTCCCTCGCCACCCGGCCGGCGATGGTCATGGTGTCAGCGTCACGCCAGAGCTTCGCCGGCTCGGAGACTTGGTTGCCCCACCGCTTGACGAGACAGGATGGATCGCCACCGCGTCCAACGTCCACGCCCCATACGATCGAGCGACCTTCCTTTGGCCCTACCTCGCGCCCGACCGCCGCCTCGATCCAGTCGAGCGGAATCACCGCATCGTCGGCGGAGAGCGGGAAGTCGCCGAGCACTCGAACCCGGAACACGTTCGAGAACTCGCCAAACTCCGACTTCACCTCGTCGGCATAGTTCGGATTGGTCCATGGCCTCGGCTCCCATGGCACATGGATGCAGCGCCACAGGTGTCGGTTGCCATGGAAGGCGGCATGGAAGTAGCCGCTGGTGCGGGTCGGGTTGCCGACCATCAGCACCTTGGCGCCCTTCGAAGCCAAAGCGCCCCTGGCCACCTCGAACACCACATCGTCGATGCCGGACGCCTCCTCCAGCAGAAAGAGCAGGTTCGGAGAGTGGAAGCCTTGCAGGGCCTCCGGCCTTTCCTTTGAGGCCGTTCTGGCCACCATGTAGCCCTGATCTGCTGCCCCCGAGAGCCAGATACGGTCGACACCAAGCTCGATCCGGCCCCTGAGATCGGCTCTGAGCTTGCGCGCCCAGCGACCTATTTCCAGCCAGGTCACGTCTCTTAGCTGCGCCTGAGAGTTGGCGACCACCGGGATGATGCAGGGACTTTTCGTCAGCAGGAACCACAACGACGCCCAGGCCAGGAACGCAGTCTTGCCAACGTCATGGCCGGCCCGGATGGCGATCCGGTCCTCGGTGGCCAAGGCGCGCAGCGCCTCCGCCTGCCAAGCATCAGGGGTAGCCCCAAGGCATCGCTCCACAAACTCAACCGGATCAGCGGGCACCTCCCCGCTCTCAGCCAGAACCAGGTTCTCGATCTTCTGCCCCAGCTTTTGCAGCCGGGCATCGAACCTAGTTGCCAAGCTTTGACCCCAGCTTTTGCATTAAGAGCGCAGCCGCTCCGCGCGCCTCCAGCACCACCTCCATGTCGCTTTCATAGCGACGCCGCTGCGAAGGGTAGTTGAGCGTGCCCTTGAACCGAATCTCAACCTCACTTTCAAGGTCATCGGCAACCGCAAACAGCGCATTGGCAATCCGCGTCGCCTCTCCAATCGTCAGCACAACAAGGCGCTTAGCCATCCACACTCAAGCGCATCCCGCGCTCCCCCAACTTCGTCTCCACCTCCTTGAGGCTCGCCACCCCAAAGTTCGGGATCGCCAGCAACGCCTCAGGCGTCATCGCCGTCAACTCCCTCAAGCTGGATATCCGGGCAGACCGGAAGCAGTTGCGCGTCCGCGTGCTCCAACGGATCGAATTGATGTGGCGCTCACCAGAACTAGACCCACCCACCAAACGCATGTCATCACGGTCATAGACGTGCACCTGACCACCAGGGTGCTCAACCAAGTAACGGACCTTGCCAGAACGAGTGGTGGTGGTGGCAATCACCTCGCCGATAATCTCAACCTTGTCGCCTGGGTGCATGAGTTTCTCTACGTAAAGAGTTGTGTTTTTTTTCGCTAGGCAGAGAGCGGGTGCCCCACCCGACGCTTCCTGGCTCCTATGGAGGGGTGGGGGTGGCTCTGGGGCCCCCCTCAGCCGACGAGGCGCTCGTCGAGCGGCACATGATCGTGTGAGGCAGTCCCGCGACGGGCGTAACGCTACCTGTCA